CAATATGGCGGAGATTCAAAAGTAGGTCTTTGGACACCCGAAGAATTATCCAAGTCAACAATAGATTTTAAACTAATATGAAAACTGTATATTATTTTACCGCAGATTGGTGTCAACCCTGCAAAAGAACAAGGCCGATAGTAGAAGAGCTTAGTCGTGAGCAGATAACTGCTATGTTTCAAGTAATAGACGTTGATGATAACTCTACTCTAGCAAATAATTTTATGATTCAATCTATTCCAACATTTGTATTATTTGAAGACGGTATAGAAAAAAATAGAATTACAGGCGCACAAACTAGAGAAAGCTTGATGGACTTTATAAATGGATGATAGACAACAAGATATTATAGATAAGCTTGTCTTATCTGGAGCTATGCAGTTTGCTGGGGTAGACATAAATACTGGTGAAATGTTATATCAATTTACCCCCAAACTAAAAGAGGTAATGCCAGATCTATATAACGAGCATTTAAATCATGTCAATAAAGAGATAATGGGATTATGGGAAAAGGGGTTTGTAAATGTGGATCTTATGTCAGAAAATCCTATAGTCACCCTGACTGCCAAGGCATTAAATGAGAAAGATTTAAAAGATCTATCAAAAGAGGATAGATGGGCAATAGATGAAATTAAGCGCATCTTGACCCTTGGAGAACTCTGATATAATGTAAGTATGCCATATCGTGTAGGTGCTAAAGGTTCATACGGTTGTTCTGGTTACCCTGCTTTAAAAGTGGGCACCAATGAGGTAATGGGCTGTCATGAGACTCGTACACAGGCAGCAGCACAGATCTACGCTATAAATCAATCTGAGGGCAATATAGGCAAGAATATGCACACTCTTAAAGAGGGTGACTTTGTTATGGGTGCTACAACAGAAGGTCTTGTTCATGGAATGATTGAACATATAATGACTGAGGGTGGAACTCTTGGAACTCCTGGATCTAAATATGCTCTTGAATCAATGCCTCCAGAAAATCCTGCAATGTCTGTTAGGGTTTATAAAGAAGAAAATGGCGAATGGGAACCAACTGCATATAGTATTGGAATGATGTATGCAGATGCACAAAAAATAGATATTGAGGAGCATGAAATGGACGCAGAAGAAACAATGAAATCTTATCATTCAGATAATGAAGATGAAGATAAATGGGATAACATGACTAAAGCCTGTTGGGTTGGTTATGAACAAAGAGGAATGAAAGAAAAAGATGGACGCATGGTTCCAAATTGTGTTCCAGTATCAAAGTCTGATGAAATTGACAAAGCAAAAAAGCCAAACTATGATGAGTTTATTCAACCACGTCGTGGTGGAAGTGAGCCATCTAATGCTCGCCTGTATGCACAGATTATTCGTGAAGCAAAAGATAAGTTTGATGTATATCCATCAGCAGTTGCAAATTCTTGGGTAGTGCAAGAATATAAGCGCCGTGGTGGAACATATAAAGCAGAGAAAGATGTTACAAAAAGTATTTGGAGTGGTGGTTTATTAGACTTCAAAGGATTTAAAAAATAATGTCATCTGGAAAATTTAAAAGACATGATAGTTTTAATGCCGTGCAAATTAAAAACGGTATGATTGTTAGACTTCGTAAAGATGGAAGCCTTAAAGCGGTTCTTGGAAAATATGGAGAAAAGAAAAATGGAAAGTAGAACAAAAGTAGTTCAGCCGTCAGACCTTCATAAAGAAGAAACATACACGCCAACATCTGGAATGAAATCTGCTGCACGTCGTGCATTGCGCTGGAAAGAAGAAGGAAAGGCAAGAGGTGCAGGAACTCCAGTAGGTTGGGGTCGTGCTACAGATATTGTAGCTGGTAGATCCATGTCTCTTTCTACTGTAAAAAGAATGTATTCATTTTTTTCACGTCATGAAGTAGATAAAAAAGGAAAAGATTTTTATAATACCTCCAATCCATCTAATGGTCGTATTATGTGGGATGCTTGGGGCGGAGATGCAGGATTTTCTTGGTCTCGCAAAATTGCAGAACGTGAAAAGAAAATGAATAAAGAAATATTTTCTAATTTTGGTGCAAATCACAGCAAGTCAACCTCTTTTTCGCAGGTGTTTAAAGACTAAACATACATTGACATAGCAATCTAATCCTGATACAATAGTAAGGATAGGAGATAAAATGTTATATGAAATAGCACAATATATTATTATTCTCGTCTTGACTTTTTATCTTTCATGGATTATAATTAGATATAACGCTAAGATAAGATTGAGGGGGATAAAAATGATATTGGGAAGCCAGAGCGCTATTCATAATAGAACTAAACTATTTAATCCTACAGAAAATAAAGTAAAAATATTTTCTCAATCAAAAAAACATATAGATCAACATATGCTTAGGGTTATGGTTATAGAAGATAAAGCTTATTGGGTTAAAGATAGTGTGTTTTTTGTTGCAGAAACAGATAGTGGAAACGTTTTACATGATACCGCCAAACAGGTGGATACATCAAGCATGTCTAAATCAGACATTGATAAAATGATGTTTATTTTAGACAAATTAAAGGAGTCGCATCAGTGAACATAGTTGTTCAGGGTAGTAAAGAATTTAATGATTATCAAGTTTTTTTACGTGCTATGGGTGTAGCAATGTCTACCATGAACTCTGAAGATAAGGAATTTCATATATATTCTGTTGGACCATCTAAAATTAATTCTATGGTTTCTGAATTTTGCAATCTTTCTGAAAGAGGAATGAAGGCTAGAGGAATGAAGATCAAGCATTATAAAGTACCCTCTTCATGGGCTATGGAAAACATGGAGCATATTGACTATTTTGCTTTTTTAAGCAAACCCAAAGATCCAGTATCAAAATTGGTATCTGTAGCTGAATCAAAACAAATTGAAACTGGAATTTTTAGGTATTAGGAGAAAAAATGATTATATCAAGTTTAGAAAAAATGGAAAAGATTGTATCCAAGAATAGTAATTTGTCTTGGATTGGCTGGGATGTGGTTGATCGTAAAAGATCTGAATCTGGTCGCACATCTCCAAGCGGAGTTAGAGTAGATGGCCTTTGGTATCTACAAAGAATATATCCTGTTAATAAAAATGGTTGGGATATTCCAAATAAGTATAGGGGCTAAACATGCAGCAGCACCTATGGAAGGATGATGCTCTCTGCTTAGGTTCAGATACAAACTTATTCTTTGATACATATGAAGAAAAAATAGAGACAAGAGAATTTGTTGACTCTTTATGTAGAGCATGTCCAGTAGCAAGAAAATGTTTTGCTGTTGGTGTGTCTGGAAAAGAATGGGGTACTTGGGGCGGTATTTATTTAGAGGGTGGAGAAATATCTAAAGAGTTTAATAGTCATAAAACTAAGAAAAAATGGGGTGAAATGTGGAAAGTGTTGACGACAGAGACGGACTAACTAATTTTGAGACAATGTGCTCAATATTAGCAGAGTTGTGGGCTAACTATAGACAAGATAAAGAATTAAAAGATTTCATTGAATACAATGATCTTGGATTGCCTCTTGCATTTTTAATCGATGCTAACTTAGTCGATGCATCTCCAAATGCAAAAGATTATGTTGTTGAAACTTGGCAAATATTTTTAGCTGCCCTTGGATTAGAAAATGATATTGAATGGAAATCTTTAGAGCAAATGTTTAAATATTCAGAAAATGGGAACAAGGACAATTAATGTATACAGATGCTATGCGTAGAGCATTTCATAACATACAGGCTCCGCCTAATTTTAATATTTCTGTTATTGACAATGAGCACTTCCTTACGCTAAAATTAAACGAGAAGTTGTTTTTGCCATTAGGGCATGACGAAAAAATAGATGCAGTTAAATATATAACTGCTGTTAAAAAAGCTTTAGAAATGGAGGGAGCAATCGTGTTGGTAACACGAGAGCCACTACAGTAATGCAAACTTTTTTACCTTCATCAAATCCAGTCACAACTGCTCGTTGGCTTGACAGCAAACGACTTAATAAACAAATACTTGAGTGTTATCAAATACTCAATGTTCTTTCTGGCAAATCTCCCACTGGTGGTTGGCGTAATCATCCTGCTGTACTTATGTGGAAAGGATATGAGCGTGGCTTATGGCAATATGTACAAGCCATGATTCGTGAAGCTCGTCAGCGGGGTATTCGTACGGAAAACAACGAAGCCAATCTTAATAGACTTAAAGAACAATGCTGGGAAGACTGGGGTCAAACTCCACCATCTTTTTGGAATGACACAAACAAACTTATGCGTGTAACAACTACACATAAAGCAAGTTTATTTGATAAAGATCCCATGTATTATGCCAAGTTTAGCTATGCTAAATATAGTTTATATAATCAACCATGTTGTTCTACATGCAAATATTACTGGG